TGTGAGTAATCATAGAATTTGATAAAAGTGTTACATTGGTGCTTTATTCAACTAATCTATATATTATAATCAATTACATCTTTGTTTATCTCGTTTTTGAATGGGGAATAAATAATGCATGAAAGCCGTTCAAAGACCGTAAAAACACTGTTTTTATCCCTTTTTTACCTGAATCTGTTACCTTTTTGTTACATATAACCAAGCAGCAAAAGCAGGGCTATTTATTTGGCTTGACATTTTGAATGGTTTGATCGATACTAATAGTGGCGGTGTGTGGTAGTAATACCGCATACGGCCGGCTGGGCCCCTCGTAAGAGGGGTCGTATTTATTTTCGGCTTTTAATTTTGATATATCCCAGTAGTAATATTTTTTACTTTTCGTGAAATAACAAATACAGAGCCCGCTTGAGTCACTCATCGATTTAATTTCTCCCTTTATTTCGTCTCGTACACTTTTCACGGAGAACGCCTGATCAATTTTTATGAATACTGTATTTCCTTGTTTTCGTGATTCTCGAAAACGTTCACCGACTCGTTTTAGTTTTCCTTCTATTTGTTTTAAGTCAGCAAACCTACCATCTATTACAGTATCTACGTTTTTTACACCCGGCCTTCTATCCGGAATTAAATAAACCTCATGATTTTTTTCTGAAAGTAGCGCTGCCATGGCTTTCTCTTTTTCTATTATTTTCATTTCGTTTGAACTTCTGGGTTGTCGTTCTTCCGCTATGTAGTATCCTGTTTTCTTCCCTGTTTTTACGAATGAATACTTATGGGTTTTGATTATGTTTTGCACCTTGAATACATCATCAAGACCTAATTTTTTCCCGAACTCTACGATGTCTTGGTCTACCCCATAGTGATATGCCCGTTGTGCCATGTTGTCCGGCATTTTCCAGAATGTACCTTCTTCGAGTGGATTACTTCCAAACCCTTCTTGTGGCTTAAACATCTTCCGAAGCTTTTTCATCGGAACATTTTCAATATGCACAATCCGACCGATTTCGCTCTTGTCAATTCCCCGGACTGTTGTTCTGCATTGAAAGTGAAACGGCGGCCAGTAACTTTTCCAAAAGCTGTGACTGTATGGTAGAACGAGTCCTATCAAAGGCTTGCAGATTGGTGACGTCCTTTCATCGTCCAGAACAATAAGCGCTATTGAATCTGGAGGATTTTTTCTGAACTCTAACAAACGTCCCGCGTTGTAGCACGTTTGAGTATTTGTTCTGAAAACATTTTCCCAGTAACCCGGTTCTATATTACTTCCGTCTTCTTCAGCAATCGCCTTGATATCTTTCCAACTTTCGGCGAATCCTTCACCTTTCTCCATGGCGGTGATGAGTCTTCCGCGTGCAGCTTCGATAAAATCACATTGAGCGAGTTTTGCCATCGTGAATGCCCTGAAGCGTAATTTTGGTTCAAAATCTTTCCATTCCTTTTTTTGAAAACTTATCCTGCTTTTTAAGAAACTTACCGCATCATCAAAGGGAAGGGTGTGCATTGATACAGATTCATCATCATCGGCTAACGAAAGATTTGATGATGTGTGATCCATTCCTAGAAAAAAAGCCGATGAAAGTAATTGCTCAATGATACGAACGTCTGCTTGATTAAATTGAGGAATATAGCGCTTCTCAATTACTTTTCTGGTGGGAGCTTTGCCGTCCGGGGACAAGCTATTAATCCAGGTCTTAACGGACTCGGAGATTGTCTTGTTGAGCTTTTCCCGGGCAGCTTCTATGAGGCTGTCGAGTTCTTCAGCCTTCTTTTTTTCATCTGCTAATAGATCTTCAGTTGTTTCCGGACTTTTTTTTTATTCGTATCAGCCAGTGTTATCGGAGTTCCTTTAAAACCAACAAGAGGTTTAAAGATTGCGTCTATCTCTGTACTTTTTACCAAAGGGAACGCAGCCGATGCAATCGCCCGAGCTGAATCAAGAGGAAGTTCTCCTCTTGAAACCTGTGCAGCAAGATCGACCAGAGAAGATACCTGTGCCCCATTCAGAGCTGTGGCTTGAATATCTGTAGTTGGCTGGATGCTTTCTGAAGGAGAAATGAGATTCGCTTGTTTTTCTTTCATAAACAAATCATTCTCGTTTTTGGGCTCAGGCAGGCCATAACGAGAGTAAAGCTTCTCTTTTGATATGGGGATATCTGCATCTACGGCTTTTATTATTTCCTCGAAAGTAGCATATGATTTCAGATCAAACTCTCCCTTTGGAGAAGGAATTCCTTTCCCAAAGTTCAGCTCCACCATCCAGTCGATGAGCTGTTGTAGCGTACCCATCAGGGCCTTTGCGTCTCCATGGCACACGCGGACCAGATTCTCGTCGTGAACTGTTGCCTGAGCCCTGGTCCCGTATGTTCCCTCTTGGGTTGAAAGGCTTTGCGTCGTTAAAGCAAAAGAGATTTCCTGATTGCAGGTCTCTATCAGTACTTTATGATCAGAAAGCACCCCGGACATTTCAAGCGGGATCACCTCCTTTACATTCGAGAGAGCCACACCCGAACCGTTTTCAATCTGTTCAAGCGTCTCGGAAATGATCTGTGCCGATTTTTTCGCGTCAGTATCATTCTTTGCCTCAAACAAGGCTATGATAGAAGGAACCCCACATTTCTTTGCTGCTTCGAGCCAAAACTCCCATCCAAACTGTTTGAACTTCCAGGGCCAATAGCACATGACCATGTCCGACGTGCCGTAGGGATCTTCAGCTCGTGGATTATTTCGGTAAATAAGGAATTTGTAATTATCAATCAGTGGTTTATTCTCTGATATAAGAATAGGAGTCCAGATTGATCTCCTTCCTCCGTTCATAATTGCATAGTCTATTCGAAATTGAATTTGTTCCGGTCTCTTGTTGCGCAAGGAATCCGGGATATAATACCCTCCAATCTGTTTCCATAAAACCTCAGAAAATGAGAAACCATTTTCAATGGCCGAAAGAAACTCCTTGATATCAGTTTCCCAGTTTAATGAAGAGAAAAGGTTGTCCTTTACGAACTGAAAAACATTGTCTGGCGATTTTCCTTGATTGAGAATATAGGGAAAAGAGGAGACAATGTCTTTGCGAATACGGAGGTGAGATCCTATCTTTGCATCCGTGAGCATATCCTCTACTGTTGCGTAAAAGCTTCCCTTGTCATTCATCAACAGTGATGGTTTTGGGAGAAAGTTGATTACAGACCAGAATTGGCTTGGATCGATTATTTCCATCGCGAGATTGTTAGTAGCCATGCTTAAACCTCTTCAACATTGCTGATAGTTTTGATGTACGTCCAAGAGTGAAACCGGCAGGAGTCGCTTCAGATCTATCGTTCTGTGCTTCCTCGAAGGCGTACCATAGGGCGTCGGCCTCGTCATCGTAGGCCGACTTCGGACCGTCCGGAGTGAACATCGAGAGTTGCTCCATGAGCTCTTTCTGGTCCTCGCGGAATCTGATGAAGCCCGCCTCTATCAGGGGTGCCATCTTTTTCACTCGCTGCACCTTCGACAGGCCCCCCGTCTTCCGGCCGACGATCGGTATCCAGACCTTCCGGGCCGCGGCTTTCTCCATGAGGTTTGTCTTGTAGATGCCTTGGAAGGCGACGTCCTCGAAGCCGATTGAGGCGTGTTTCCAGACAAGAAAGGTGTCGATGATCTTCTCGAGGAAGGGAGCCTCGGCCAGACGTTCGCCCCAGGAATCACCGACGTAGAGGACTCCGTCGTTGCCGTCGACAAGAGTGTCGAATGCGCACTTGTCGTGTGCTCCAGTCGCAGGGTCGATTCCGCCGAAGCGGCGCTTGCCCTCGAAGGAGACGCTTGACAGGCTGTAGGTGTGGAATTTCTTGATGATTGCGTCCTCGCTGGAGAGGGGCTCGTTCATCATTTCCGTCGACCAGGCTGCCGATCCGAGCTCGTCCTCCTTCTTCCGGAGCTTCTCCTCGGTCCAGTACGAAGGCCACAGCGATTCACCAGAAGGCGTGCGGGCGGCGAATCGGAAGCCGACCCAGCCCTTGAGCTGCCCGTCGGTGAGTTCTTTCAGGAGGCGACAGACGATGTCGTCCTCGTGAAAGATCGTGTTGATGAGGACGGGGAAGATGTCCTTGCCGAGGGGCAGGACGACTCGCTTGAACCAGCGGTATATCCGGTCGCGGCCTTTCTTCGAGGCGGCGACGAGGTCAGTCATGATGTCGTCGCAGATGGCAATATCCGGGCGGTCCGGGCCGTTTTTGATTCCTCGCGTCGAGGCTCCTGCTCCTCGGGCTGCGATCGCGAGCCCGTTCGACAGGACGATCTTGTTGGCCTTCCATATCTTCCCTTTCATCTCACCGAAGTCGTCAGCGATACGCTCGTTCTGCTCGAACTCGTCCTTGATGGACTGAAGCGCGTCGTTCGCCATGGCCTGGGAACCGCCGAAGATGATCGGGAAGCGGCGCTTTCGGTATAGCACGAGCCAGATCGGGAAAGCGAGGGAGTAACGCGTTGACTTGGAGAAGCCACGCGGCTCGACGTCGATGATGCCGGCGATCTTTTCGGTCGCTGGCATATACGCGTGATACTTCTCTTTGATGAGGGACTTAAGCCTGGTCACCTGATCAAGGTCGAGGGAACCGGTGGATGTTATGTCCATGAGGATGCGGTGATATATAGCCGGGTCCGCTCCGAAGTAATGCGGCAGATAAGTTTGACAGAAGAGAAAAAAATCATGCTCACACGAGTCTCGGCGCTTCTTGCTTGCGGCCTGGCGGGAAGCCTCTCCCTTAGTGCCAATGATATCAGAGACGATGGATCCGCTCATACCGCTGGTGCCTCGATGCCGCCCACGAGCATGGTCATCCGTTCAAGTATATCCGGATGATTTTGGAGCTCTTGTTTGAGAGCGTCGATAACAGCCTTCTTCGCTGCCTCAAACCCGCTCTGGTATTTAAGACGGAGAGACGCGACTCGGGTTTGCGCGGTCGCCATGCGACCAATCGCGAGCGCAGCTTCTCCAGGATCGGCAAATTCGATAGCCTCTATGCCTTGGACTTCGCGGTAAAGAAGTCCTGTGAACTTGGCAATAACCGCCTCGGCGATGTCCGTGTTCGGACTCGACTTGTAGGCGTCGAGCAGAACGCGGGCTTCTTCAGATACCGCTTTCAGATCCCCTGCTTGTTCCTTCGCACTCTTGTAGGCTCGACGAATAGCCTCTCGGCTAATGTCTATCCCTTCGGATCGCAACGCGTCGGCAATTTGGATGTGAGTCATTTTATCCTCGTCGTGCATGGAGATGATACGCTCGATGAGGTCGTTCAGGTCCGCTTTCGATCGTCTTCCCACGTCAGACCTCCTCAGGTACGATCGTCACTCCGGGGTCTTTTGTGGTACCATCGCAGAGGTCAATACCGACCGCGTTTATCGTATAGGTCGCGAGGGTCTCAAGCTTCCTCGCCGGGTGGGGAACTTCTCTCTTGTTCACGTATCCCTTTGAGACGAGGTATTCCAAGGCGTCGACGATAACGGCAGACCGGTAGTATTCGTAATAGATCCCGACAACGGTAAGCCGGTCTGTCCCCTGGGGGAAAAGATCGCGAAGAAACATGAGTATTTTTCCCCGGAGAACATTGTCCTTAACTGCCATTTTGTACTCCCTTTAATACGGTATTTATGAGGTTCGTGTTGATCGTGCTGATCTCTTCCCTCACCCCTCGGAGCTCTGCTCCGAGGTCGCTTCGCATCTGGTTCAAGTCCGTTCTCCACCCCCCGAGGTCCTTGTAATGATCCTTCCTTGGGAGGTAGTCACGCTGAATACCAGCTATTTGCGCGGCTTGTTCGGCAAACCGCACCTCAGTCGATGCAGAGAGATCCGCTATCGCCTTCTGCAGTTCTTTTGACCGGGCTGCGTCTCCCTCGCCATTCTTGTCGATCTTCTTTGAGAGCCACACGATGAGCCCGGCAATAACCAACAACACCGGAGCCGTTCCGTACTGCAACAGGCTCGATAGCAAAGCCCACATGCCGGTTACCTCGTAATCGCCCAGGAGGAAATCCCGCCGGAGATTCCACCAAGGAAAAAGCTTAAGACCGTGGCCCACCAGGGGACGGTTTTTTTCTTCTCTGTCTTTTGATTCTGCGCTGCCGCAGCTTGCCAGTAGGCTGCCTCAGGAGCGGCTTCAAACAGCCCTGCCTTGTATCCCTCAGCGTACGCCTCCCCTATGGCTATGGAGGCCTCCTCTTCAGCTGCCGTGAGGATCTCGATCACCAGGCTCCCCGGATAGGAGGCCTCCGGTTCGATCCCGTAGACGTTCTCGGTACTTTGCGCGGATACGATCGACGGCCTCGCGGTGATCATCAGCGTGAGGAGAGTCAGACACAAGATCGGAGGCTTCCGTTTTTTTGATTTCTCCTTGTTTTTGTTCATAAGCATCAAGGGCATGTTTATCTACCTCCGTCTTTTTCTTGGAGCTCCTCAAGACGATTGCCAGTATTCCCCCTACCGCCAACCCGGCGATCAACATAATCAATGCTTCCACGGCTTTCCCCCTTCCCCAAGAAAATCTTTTCGAGCCACAGGCTCACATCAACGGAGGCGAAGAACACTACCACAAAGCCTGCTACTTTCAATACTGCATCGATGGGCAGATCCGGGGCTATCGTCGCCTTCAGCACAAGCCCTGCGATAGATATCAGAGCACCCAGTATCTTTGCCCCCAGCGACAGAGGTTTTCCTTTCAATTCCATACATCCTCCCTAAAACTTCCCATCTCGATCGAATAGATGAGCCCATTTCACTGTGCTCCCATACACGCGGGTGAGATCAATGAAGTCCTGATAAGCAATAAAAACGTTGGCTCCGTTCGTATCCGTATAACCGGTGTTCCAATCACCCCAGGAATCACGGATCGTGATCCCGGTCACGGAAGAGAGATCAATTGCTCCGGGGTTTTCGGTAGCATCAAGGACATTCTGAGGAGTGATTGTCTCGAAACCGATCACTCCCACGACGTGACCGTCCGGAGTGAACTTCCCGCTTACAAGGGAGCCGCACCAATACCGTACCAGCCGGAAAAGAATCTCTCGCAGATCCACGCGCATCGAGAACATTGTAACTTTTCTCTTGCAGAGTTTTTCGTTTACGACCCATGCAAGAATGTCATGTACTTCGCGGGGAGGAAGGTGAGCCATGCGCGGGAACTCACGGGCGAGTTTTTCTTTCACGTCAGGCTCTTCTGTGAGTCTTCTGAGATGCTCCTCTGGCTGCATCCCGGCCGGACAGTCGAACGGGATCCGCGAGGCTGTGAGAATATTGATTTCACTGGTTACCTGACAGGTACTTGCCCGAGATACTGGATTGTTCCGCTGCGTGTAGTATTCGTTATCTCTCGCGATGTTTATGCTTCCCATATGGCTCTCCCTATCAAAAAAAAGGGTATAGAAAATAACGGTGATGTGCTAAAGAATAGATAAGAATGGAAAAGCCCCGGAGGACCCGGGGTTTTTGAGGGTAAGTATCTTAAAACGGAAGTTCGACTTCCTCAAAATTTAGTTCTTGCTGATTGATTCCGTCGTCAAATCCGCAGCCTATACATGCCATGCCAACCATACCGTAGTTGAAGGACAGGTACGGATTAACTGTGCATGGAAGCCCCGCAAGATCACACCACCCATCGTGAGAGAGATGAATGCATTTTCTGTCATCATGATAACATCCGCTGATGTCGCTCCACCCATCGACTTGATCTTTATCGCCATGTGCTATAGCAATACGTTTCCATTCAGCCCAGTTTGCCTTCCGCTCTTCTTCGGTCTTCTCCGTACTGTTATGGCCAAAGAGCTCCTCAAACGTCGATCGTAACGTCACCATGGTTTCTTTCTTATTTGTTGTTGAGTAAGGCTTCCGTAAGGGCGTTCTTCTGCCCTACGGGCCGGATCATGGCTGTCTTTGCCCACACGATTTTTCCGTTCTTCGCTTTAACCTTGCTGTTGTTCTCTCCGTATTCAATCATGACGCCTTCGCGAACGGACATTTTATAGCTTATTTGCAACTTCCCTTTAATCGTCCGTTGGGTTTCCCTACTAGTGATGTAGGAAACCTTATCTCCAGCCTGTATCATATAGATCCTCCACTAATAAAGCTGTCGTTCTAACTATGATTTAACCTTCAACGGCTTGTCCGTTGTCAGGTTGAAGCGGTTGTTCGGTGTCTTCGTCGGCGTTAAAACTCACTAATAAATCTAAGGCGCTGGCTATAGTTTCAACCGTAGTCTTATTTTTACCGTCCCTACAGACAGGACAACCCCACAAACCATCGTTAATCTTGAAGACAACCAGTGTATAATTGCCGCATCGCGGACACTTCATTGCAACCTCCTCGGGCTTGCCTGGAGTCAGGTTGAAGCAGTTGTTAGGTACTCCTTGGATCGATTTTACCTTTAGCGTATGCGCCTCCCTTTACAACCGCATAACCGCCATCTTTTTCAACTCGTTTTTGGCAATCAGGGCATACCGCACTTTGCCAAACCAATTCCCATTTTTCGGGGAGCCGATGATGATTGCTTTGCTTGAAGCAGAACTCGCAAACCCATTTCCACCAATGTTTCTTCATACTTTTCTCCCGTTCGATGTCGGCATAGGAGCTTGCGCTTATGCCTCGAGAATCGACCTAACTACAATTATTCCGGTCCGCCTAACTCCGGACGGACTCATCAGTTGAACAGATCGAGTTGTATTACAGATTTGATTTGCGGCTGCAATGCTTGATGAGATCGGATCTCAGAATATTCCATTCTCTCCCTTCTTTGTATGCCGGGAGCTGATTCTCGAGTATCATCCGATAGACTGTTATAGCGCTGACTGACAAGGCATTCGCCACATCCGTAATCGATAGGATTACCGGGAGCTTCTCCAGCTCCTGTCTCAATTCTTGACTTAGCATAGTGCCTCACTGCTAATCGATTAATCCGCCACTCACCGCGAATCTTCACGGCCTCTATTTGTCCCATATGCAGCAGATAATATATCCGGTTAATATTGAGCCCGAGTTCGTCTCCAGTCTGAGCGACGGTGATAAATATCAATTCCCCCTCCAACTGTCTGGATCAAGCCCGGCCTTCCAGCATATGTCACGCATTGCCAGGATGACGGCGGATGCTTTTTCTCTTCGCAACATTCTAATGTCATCTACTCTGCCGATTCTCTTGATCATCGCCTTCAAGCTCTTATCGTCTTTGATCCTGCTGCACAATTGCCAGAGTCCCTTGATGTAGTACTCCTGTTTTTGTGTGATAAAGCCTTCAACGTCAGGCACAGTTGCGGCTCGTTTCCTGCCAGGGGATTTGCTCAGTCGGGGAGAATAGGTAAAGCCAAGGTTTTTAAACGCAGCCATCACGTAATCGAATTGTTCGAGGGATGATAATTCCTTTGAGCTTGATACCCCGATGCCTGATAGGATACCTCGGTACCCTTCGTCATCAATGCCGGTTTTGTTCTTCGCTACGTGTATGATTCTGATCCAATCAGCTTTCATATTCCCCCTAAGAAGATCGCCCGAGACCGGACGTCCAGTACAGTCTCGGGATAAACCTTATGCCGATCGTTTGGCCAATTCCTGATTCACCAGCTCACGCTTGGTTTCCACGTAGAAATCCTCGCGGCTTTTCCTCGCGGCCTCGACCTGAGTCAAAGTCTCGTCGCTCAGGCTCAGCATGGCCTCTTTATCAGGTTCCACCCGTACCCGGACGTACGATTCAAGCCCGACTTGTTTAAGCAGGTCAGCGGTCGCTTTTGAGCAGGTGATAGAGTCCGGAGCTTTACGGAACCCCAGGGTACCGAAGGGCCGATCCAGAGACTTCTTGTCCTTGAATATCTCGCCCCTGAAATACGTGGCGAACGCTTTGAGCGTCTCGTGACAGCTCTTGTAACGGTCGCGTAAAGGCTTTCCCAGGGATGCCGCGTTCTCCTTGATCTTGGCTATCTCTTTGTCCGCCTTGTTGTCGATGGATTCAATAGACGCCTCAATCTCGCACATCTCCTTCAGGATGGCGTCCGCCTCCTCTAAGCTCTTGATGGTAGCCGCGTTACTCTTTGTCCTTGCCATATTCTTCTCCTCCTGCTCTCAGGCAGCATGTCCGCCGTCCGGCGGTTGATTCGATTGATTTAGTACCCTGTTCATCTCTATGAGATTCCTGCGTACGTCCTGCAAAATACCGACCTTTTCTTTTGTTGAGAACACTCCTGCATCCACTATCTGCATGGTTCTGTCCACAATTAACTTAAGACTTGCTTTCTGCTTTGACTCCCTGCTCATGCTGTTTCCTCCGATTCTTCACCCTCTCCAGCGGTGACGTTTATCAGCGGCCGCTTTATCCTTTTCGATGTGCTGCCCGTTTCCCGTTCGTACTGCTCGATAAGTGCGTAGTACTGTTCAAACAGTTCTTGCAACCCGTTATTCAGCTGTTCATAAGCGTCTTCACATCCACGTATCGGCTCGGCTGTTACGGTACATATCATGAGAG